CGTTTTCAAACTCACTATTAATCGCATTGATAGTATCACTACCTATATTATATTTTTGTGCTACAGTGTCAAAACCTTCTGCCTGTATCATGTCAACAAATTCTTTATCTTTACCCTGTTTAACAGTTGTCCAAGTATTCCATCCTTCAGGATTAAAATTATCTTTAGTGCCACCTTTTGCTATAGTAGATATTAATTTTACTTGATTTTCAATTTCAGTTACATCCTTTACACTTTTACCAAATACTTCATTTGATAAACCATCCCATGTTTTGTCATTGATTTGACCTAATCCCCAATCAGTAGACATACTATCTTGATTAGAAATTTCTTTTGAACCTAATATTCTAGCAGTAGGATATTTTGCAAGAACACTGTCTTTCATTTTCCCAGGTATAAATTTTTTATTTTTATCTATTTCAATAACAACAGGATCTAATATTGCTTTTGGATATCTTTGCATTACTGCATCTACCTGATTATCTGGTATTTTTTTATTTTTACCATTTATTCTAACTACAGCCATTAATCAGCATCCTCCCAAGAATCTAAATTATTAATATCAAATCCACCATCATTTATGCTAAATTCTTTTTTAACATATGGTTTAATTTGAGATAATTGTTCTAAAGCTCTTTTTACATTACCTTTTAAATAATTGTGCAATACTCTTTGTATAGTACCATCGGATATTTCACCAGACATTCCAAAACTTATAAATGTTCCATCATTCATTAATGCACCTTTTTGTCCTACATATTTTTTCCATACTTCATCTTTTCTTACTATTGACCATAATAAATCATCTACTTGATCTATTTTTTTTGTAGTGTTAATTAAATTGTTATAGTTATTAGTTTCTGTTGGATTGTTTTTTTCATCCATAATTTCTGATAATAAATTATTTAATGATAAAATATCACTATCTGTAGTTCCAAACCCTGTTTGCTCATCTACAAAACCTAATTTTGTTCCTGTTGGTCTTGGAAAAAATTGATTAAGAAAACCTTGCATATTATCAAACTCTAAATTAGCCTGTGCATAATTCATGTAATTAGTATAATTAACACTTTTTTCTCTACCTGCTTCATTAGTTATATTAGTTTGTGCTTTTGCTTGTTGTGCTTCTCTTTTAATTTTAGCATTATAAAATTGTTTAAAAGCTGTAAAGTCTTTTGGTTCCCATGTTGTATCAGTTTGTGCTTTCATTTTTAAATAATCACTTGATGATACATCCATATTCATACCCATATTATTAATATTATAATAAGCTTCTGATGCTGATTTTTTTACTCTTTCTCTTTTTTGTGCATTTGGTAAATTTTTAAATTTAGGATTATTGTAAAGTTTTTGTGCTCTTTCTATACCTACTACATTGATAATATTTCTTTGTGTCTTTACATCATCTATGTATCTTCTAGCTTTTACAGGATCTATCTTGTTTCTTACTTGATGTAATTTTAATCGTGGTTTAGGCTGGTTGTCTACAGGTTGCTCAGTAGATTGTATTGGCTGTCCTGTCATCGGATCATATTTAGTTGACATTTAATATTCCCCCATTCCTTCTGTTACTGTATCTAAAAACCCTGGTTTACCTTTTCTAGATTCTAATTTGTCTAATTCTATTAATTTGCCTGTATTAGGGTCTATAGATATACCATATAATCTTTCAACACCTTTTCTAAACATGTCACTTCTTTTCATTCTATCTGCTATCTGCTTAGGTGTACCTCTAAAAAATGCTCTAACATTAGCATCAGTCATTTCTATTTGATCCATAGCTTTTTGTTTTAATGCACTAGAAACTTCAGATTCAAATAATGTTTTAGATTTTTTATTTGCATTATTTAAAGCTTTAGCTGCAGCTGATTTACTTTTTAATGTTTTAGCCAATACTTGCAATTCTTGTTTTTCATGTCTTTTTATAAATTGTGCAACAGTTTCCATTGGTTTCTTTTTATTTAAAGATGTGCCTGTACCAGCAGTCCCTTTTACAGGTGGCTTTTGATTAGTTACAATATTTTGTGGATCTGGCTTTGTACCTTCCATAGATTTACCTGTAAGATCATCTCTTTTTGGTATATTTTTAAATACATCACCATATAGAGATTTTGGAAATGACATTCCAGAAACTATAAACTCTGCATCAGAAGGAGCTGATATAAAACCTGTATCTGTAACAGTAATCTTTTTATCTTCAAATTCATCATCGGATGCCAATTCAGTTTTAGGTCTTTTTGGTGCTGTATTTTTTACAACTTCTGTATCTCCTAAACCTGCATCTCTTTGAATCAATTGTGCTTCTGATGCTCTTTCTTCAGCTGTAGGTGGCAACTCAGGACCTGTATTGTCAAACTCTGGTATAGCTTGTGGCATTTCTAAATCTTCAACATACAAAGGATTATCCATTGCATTAGGTGGTGTATCATCTTCTGCAAATTCTATTCCTGGTCTATCTGGTCTTACTCCATATTTAACAAAAGGATCAGGTCTATCTTGCCCCATTATTATATTGTCATAATACTCTTTACTTACTCTTTGCCCTGTCATTGGATCAAACCTGTAGGCATCTGAAGCAGTTGGCGAGACTGCTTCATTACCTTGTGCGATTTCGGAGGATGTTGAGGTAGGTTGATTTGATAAATCTTCTAGTATAGGATCTACATCAGGTATATTTTCTATATTATTATATCCAAGGTCTCCTACTCCACCTATTTCATTTATGTATTGTTCTAATATAAATTGGTTATCTTTATCACCAAACATTATTTCATTTTTTCTCATATCTTTTACAGAAGCATTATATATATCTTCTATTTCAAATCCAGCTTCCAAATATGTATCTGCCTGATCACCTATTACACTTCGTGCAGCTTCAAGCTTTCTTTCATTAGCTGCATTAGTCATTGCCATACCTGCACCTGCTGTTGCTACATTTGCAACACCCTCTATAAATGCACCTTTTAAATTTGCATCATATTGTCTCATTGCTTGGTTATATGCTTGTGCTGATCTTTCTCTTTCCATTTCTATTTGACTAGAAACTTTCATAGCTTCTCTGCCAATTTGTTGATTAGCTACATTTTGTGCAGAAGCAGCTCTTTCTGTAGCACCTGCTAATGCTTCTTGTGTTCCTTGACTAGCTGTTAGCCTTTGTTGTGCTTCAATACCTGAACCTGCTAAACCTGATCTTTGTACATTGTAACCTATTTGCTGTTGTTGTTGTCTAGATTGTGCACCTATAGTTCTAAGTGCAGGTCTCATAGCTTGTTCAAATACTGCATTGCTAGATTGTTGACCTCTAAGATTTGCTAAATACTTTTCCATGTATTTAGTTTGTGGTTTATAATCTGATTGTTTTGGTTTATTTATTGCAGTAGTAGCTATCTTTGCTACTGATGGTATTGCTGCTGCTAATAGTTGCCAAGCCATATTATTCTCCTAAGTTGTCAAATCCCATCTAAACACCAATGTTAAGTTACTATCATTAGGTGCTGATGGTGTAGTTATTTTTACTGCTATTATTTCACCTTTAGTTATAGAGTTTGACCCACTATCTAAAGTGCTAAAATCTGTATGCACAGTAGTATCGTCAGATAATTTCACTGATTGGTTTTTAGTCATTGAATCTGTTCCAGGAGTTTCAGTCCCATCTGTAGATTTATATAAATTATATATTATAATTCCATTTTGTGCTTCTTCACTTCTGAAAGATGCTCTGACTAAAATACCATCATATGGTGCTACCATACCTATAAATTCATTATTACCTGCTGTACCTGTTCTTTCTATTACATACCCTGGAAGTGGAACATAATTTGCAGTTGTAGTTGCATAAAAATTAGATACTCTTATATCCCATGCATATTTTTGCACTTCAGATATAAAAGTACCATTGCATGTCAAATTTCCAGTAGTAGTTAATGTACCTGCTATAGATTCATTCCCACCTATAGTAGAATTACCATCTACTGTTAAATTATTTAATGTATAAACATCTCCTAGTATTGCTAAATCAGCAGCACTACTAGTGGCAGATATGCCAGAACCTATAAGCATACTACTTGTTTGCACACTATTAGAACTTAATACACCTGTTGTAGATATATTGCCACTAGCTGTTAATGTAGATGTAGTAGTTTCTCCTGTTACTTCTAATGTGCTTTCATTAGTTACAGCTTTTTTAAATTTTACTGTATCATTAAATTGTGTAGCAAAATTAAATAACATATTAGTAGGTTGTATGACAAATATGTTTTTTAATCTATTAAAAAATTTAGCTACTAATCTAAATTCAGTATTTATAGTTTCTTTAAAAAATATATTAGACATTATTGTTTGACTTGTCCTTGTAATAATATATCATATATAATAGACTCTATTTCATCTGCATTTTCTACTTCAAAATTAACTGACTTACCTCTGCTATTAGCATTAGATACACCTCTATATTTACCATTTTCTATATTTTCTATTGTATTAGTCTTTACAACTTCAGTTCCATCAGCTTTATTTTTTGTTACATTAGATTTAAATGTAACTTCAGTATCAGATTGATAATTTAGTTGCACTCTTTTTAACACACCTTTTTCAAAAAACATATCTTTAGTTTTTATAAAACTTTCATCATCGCTTGTTCCTGATGGAAATTTCATAATTTTATTGTCTTGCAATAATAAATTAATATTATCTAATTGTGACCCACCTGTTAATATAGAGCTATCTAATATGCCTGTCATTTCATTCCCTATAAACTTTGTCCACATATCTCTATCTATGTGATATACATATGCTTCATTATTATGCAATATAATGTATTGGTTTTTTAAACTACTATAAAATGCAATAGAATTTTCATCTATTGGTGCATTGACTCTGTTTTTAGATATTAATTTAAAACCTTCATTATCCCATCTTACAACACCAGTTTCTGATAGCCAAAATAGACCTTCTGCCACCCTAACTAAAGTATTAGGTGCTAACAATCCATATTGTGTTTTTTCTTTTATTAATGAAGATGCATCTCCAGTCCAACCAGATGCACTTGCTTGTAACACAAATCTGTGTATACTATTTCGACTATATATAAGAAATGTATTTTGGTATTGATATTGTAAAAAAGATGGAGCATCTATAATTTTTATTACAGGTTCTTGTATTTTTTTAAAAAACAAATCTGGTATAGCATCAGAACCAACATCGCTCCATCTAACCATATTTCTAAATTTTTCTGTTTGTATATCTTTAGTTTGATTAAAAAATATATTTTTATTAAATTTTCTTATATCATTTATAAAATCATAATACATTCCTATAGAATTTTCTAATGCCTGTTGAGAATTAAAAATATTCCAAACTTTTTGTTTATCTGTCGAACTATTTGCATCTAAAAAATTATTTTTTACAAAATCAAAAGAATCTATTATAGGATTTTCTGGACCATCAGAATAACTTTCATGTGTAAAACCAATTTTTTTAATTCCAGACATACTTGGTGGACTAAATAAATCATTTTTAATATCAACATCTAAAGATGATTCATTTTCTTCTGTTAAATCTTGTGTAAATGCTATTATTTCTCCAAATTTTGAATTTTCTTTATCTAATGGAGAATAAAATAAACTACATTTTGGAGTTGTATTACGATATCCACCATCAACAGATATACAAAAATAAAAATCAGTTGTTCCATCCACATCTTCTTCATTTATAACTGACCTTAATCTTTGAGTCCAAGTCCAAAGATCATCTTGGCTACTACTTTCTCTTTTAAAACAACATCTAACAGTTCTTGCTTGTGTAGGATCATATTGCAAATAAAATCCATTGTCACCTGAATCAGTTACTGACAATAATGTCCAATATCGTTGATTAGTTAATTCACCCATTGTATCTGAATTTTTTAACCTCATAACAAAAGTGCAATAAAATTTTTCTATTGATGCATGTGTATCTGAATTATAAAACAATGTGCTATCTGAAGAATCTTCTAAATAAGAATTTCCTATACAATAATCATCACCTTCTAAAAAAGAACTTAAAAAAGTGTGTGTATGAGGTGATGAGGGTCTAAATTCTTGTGTTTCTTGGTGTAAGGTTCTAGACGATAAAATAGATGCATTGTCTGATGATGCCAACCCTGGTATGGCTCTATTAGCTTTATTAAACAATGAAGGCATTTCTTGATCAGTATTTTCAAAATTTAATGTAGCTATAGAATTTTCATCTACACCCATATAACTTTCCATATTCCAAACTTTATTATCTTTCCAATATTTACTTTCATTTCCAAACATTAATTCTACATCATAAGGCTGTTCAAACCTTCCTGTTTTTTGTGTGTTCAATAATTCAGGCACACCTAATAATTCATTGTCTATTGGACTCCAACAAAAATATATATTTTTAGATTGACCTGCAATTATAGATGGTATTTTTACAAATATTCTAAACCAATTATTATCAGATGGACTATTGCTATCTAAATTATTAGTTATAACATTTCCTTTAGGAAATCCTCTATTTATAGTACCTGCAAAATATGCATTTAAAGGTGTTGACAAATCTTCATCATAAAATCTTAAACATCTCAAAGCATAATTTTGTATATAAGCTTGTGTAGTATTATTATCTATTCTAAAATAATCTGACAATTTAAATTCACCACTATTGCCTATATCTGTTTCTTTTATTTCAATAAGAACTACACTATCTATATAATTAGAAGAATTTAAATTACTTATAGTTATGTTGTGAAAATATTTAAAATCATATGGAAAAGATATTGGAGTAGATAAATTGCCCAACATAGTAACACCACCAATATATGCAGATGTTTTTGCTATTGGAGCTAAATCATTTTCATAATTTATATTTTTACCAACTGTTTCTATAGTCAATTCATATGTATTACCTGTTTCTCCAGTTGTTAGTATATTATTATTATCATCATATTTTTGGTTTATTCTAAAATTTTGAGAAAATTCCATAGAACTAACTGAAAGTCCAGATTTAAATGGAATAATTTTAATATAAATATTAAAAGATTCTAATTCTTCTGCTAAATTTTGTGAAATATCTGGCAATACTAAATTACTAACTATAACTTTTTTTAAAAATAAAGTTCTATTAAAATCTGCATCATATTGATGAATAGCTAAATCTAAAGTTTCAGACAAAGGAGATGGATTACTTTCTTCACCAGTCTTAGAAACAACTGTATAAGCAACTTGTATATATCCAGGAGATCCTAATCTTTGATCAGATAAATCTTCTGTAAAAAAATTCATACTAAAAACATCTTCTACTTTAGATTTTTCTAAAGATGGTTTTTGTCTTGGTGCTGGTATACCTAATTTTCTAGCTATTATAGAACCCTCTGAGTTAACAGAAAAAAAATGTGCTCTATTTACATTGTCTGTAATTATTATTTTATCTTCACCTAATGTAAATTCTAATACAGAATTTTCAGTATATAGTATATTTTCTTCAGTTAAAATAGTGTTTAATGTTTTGCCTTGATATTCATTTGTCCAACCACTTTCAACTTTATATATCATATGCAAAATATAATTAGAATTTATATCTTTACCATAAATCAACAATACAAATTCATTTACTTGATCGCCTACCTCTAAATAAGCTTGTTCTAATGGCTTAACAATATTAGATGAATAAAAAGGTTGAGATATGCTTATTATAGAACTAAATATAGTATTTAAAAAACTATTTAAATCATTATCAAATTCTTCTACACCACCTCTTTTTGACAATACACCATCGCCTGTTACTTCATAATTATCACATACTTGAAGTTCTGTATTATCTATTATATCAGATCGAGTAACCTCATTCAGTCCACCTGTAAGTAATACTAATGCATTTTTGCTCATTATTTTCCTGCATCGTTTAATTTAGCTTCTATAACTGCTAATCTACTTTCAAAAGCTTTATTTTCTTGTTTTAATTTATCATTTTCTGCACTTAATTCTTTAACAGCATTAATAAGTGGCATAACAAATGCACCAGTACCAACTCTTTGTCTTCCATCATGCCCTTCACTCCAAACTTGCAATGTAGTTAAACCAGCTTTATCTAATGCATCTTTAACTTCTTGAGCTATAAAACCATGAATTACTTTGTCTCCACCCATTGGTTCTTTGTCATCTGGGTTATATGCATCCCACTCTTCTGGAAATTCACTAGGAGACTTATGCACATATGTAACAGGTCTAATATCTTTAATAAAGTCTAATCCAACTAAATCATCTTTAATATTAGTTTTTTGTCTTTTATCAGATGAATGATTCCAAGTGGCATCTGCATTAAAATCATTTTCTATATGGCTACTATCATTACCTATAAATATTGCATTGTTTTTTTCTGTTCCTGTTAAATTATTACCAATAATTACATTATTATGTTCATCATTAGAAAAAGTATCGCAATTATAACCTAAAACAGTATTTTCGTATCCTGTACTTATTACATCTCCAGCTGCTGATCCTATTAATGTATTAGAATGACCTGTTGAAACATTCTCTCCAGATGTACATCCTACTGCTGTATTATGTGCATTTACATCTGCTGTTCTATTTGAGTCATACAATGCTTTGTATCCTATAGCAGTATTAAAACTAGCTGTAGTATTACTATATCCAGCTATGTTTCCTAAAAATGTGTTTTGATCTCCTGATGTAGTTTGTAATCCTGCATGAAAACCTATGCCTGTATTTTCTGTTCCAGAGTTATTTGCTAACAATGCATTGGCACCTACTGCAGTTAAAGAGCCTACAGCAGCAGCACCCAAAGCTCCAGAACCTATCCCAACATTATAAGCTTGTGTTGTTATAGCATCTCCTGCATTATTTCCTATTAATATATTATAGTCACCTGTAGTAATTGCTCCACCTGCATCTTGTCCAAACAATGAATTATTACTTGCATTTGATTCTATTGCATCACCAGCATTTTTACCAAATATTGTATTGCCTGTTCCTGTGCCTACTGATGCATCTACCACTGTATCTGAATCTACTAATATAGAGCATCCATCAATTACCACAGCTCCTGATCCATTTGGTGTTAATGTTATATTTCCATTTGAATCTTGAGAAGATAAAACATTGCCATCTAATCTTAAATTATCAGCATTTAATTGTCCACATGTAATAGCTTGTGTACCTGCAGCTATAGCACCACTAAATGTTGCTGTATTGTCTGCTGATAGTTTTAAAGCTGAGCTAGGTGATGTGCCTTCAGCACCTCCATTAGTTTTAAAATCTATAAAACCTTTTTGATCATCACCAGACCCATCATGTGCAACTAATATTTGTGCCATATCATCTACACTAGTACCATCACTTTTTTCACCAGTAAATTTAAATGTTATATCTCTAGCTCCATCTGAATTGCTATGCTCTTGGTTGTCTAATGTAAATACAGCAGCTGTTGCATGTGATACTCCTAATGAACCATATGCTGCAGAGCCAGTAACTGATAAATCTCCAGTCACAGTCAAGTTGTCTTGAACTGTAGTTTCTGATGTTGTATGTCCTATATAAACCTTACCACCACTTGTGTTTGTATTTATTAATACACCTTTATCTGTAGATGTATTACCTGCATCTATAGTTACACTTCCTACATCTGAAAGTAAATATATTGATTTGTCTATATTTCCTGTATCTGCATGTATTTTGATACCTGCTGCTGTACTACCATCTGATTTTATATATATTGATTCTGCATGATCTTCTGTAGCTGTAACATTTACTGATGTTCCTGCAGCTATTAAATCTAAATCATCTCCTGCTACACCTGTAGCTAATATGTCAATACCACCTGCAGTTGTTGTTAATGTCAAAGCAGCTGTATGATCTTCAGTTGCTGTTATATTTACTGATCCACCTGTATTATAAATGTCTATGTCTGAAGTTCCTCCAGTAGACAATATATCAATACCACCTGCAGTTGATAATAATTGCAGAGCATCTGCACCTGTTCCTGATGATTTTAAAATTAAACTACTATCTGTTGCACCTGCTACTTCTATTGTAAAATCTTCTGCCCCAGCATCTGTTGTAGATGTTATATTAGAAACACCCCCTGCAACATCTATAGAAAGTGTTCCTGATGCATCTAAAGTATAGTTGGCACAATTTAAATCTAAGGCACCAGTAGTTGTTATATCTACTTCTCCTGCATTACCTATTATATTTACACCAGAATGACCATTAAGGTCTAATGCTGCTGCTTCTGCATCTATTAATATTGTTCCTGCTGTAGTTTTCCAAGTTGATGCAGCTGCACCTGTAAAATTTAATGCACCACTACTAGTAACTACTAAGTTTGTTCCATCACCTTCTATCTTTTCACCATCATCACCAAATGTTAATCCTACACTAGATGGTATATTTATATCTGCTGTTGCTGTTAAATTAATATCTGCACCAGAATTTAATGTTAAATCAGTCCCATCACTACTTATATTTTCACCAGCATCTGCAAATCTTAATTGCTGTCCATTAGCAACTGTGACTGTGCCAGTTAATGCTGTTGTACCTGTAACAGTTAAATTATCATTTACAGTTGTTTCAGAAGTAGTATGACCTATAAATACTTTTCCCCCACTTGTATTAGTTCCTAATTTTACACCATTAGTTGTATTTGTATTGTCAATTTCACAAGTAGATGTTGCATTTATATCTAATGCTGCTGTCGCTAAATCTATTTCACCATCTGCTACTAAATTTAAAACTCCATCACCAGATGCATGTATATATATAGCAGAATCATGGAATTGCAATTTACTTGTTGTTGTCATTTGTAATGCAGATGTAGATAATTGAAATGGTGCTAAATTTTTACTACCTGCTCCATCATCTGTCCAAACATCGTCTAACGATGCATCTAAACCACCATGTGATCCTGTTGCACCTACACCCAAAATTTGTGTATAAACTGTTGACCAAGTATTTCCTTTAATATAGTTGCTCATTTTTTCTCCTAGTATTTATATGTCATGCTTCTTGACTCATAACTTGGCTCCAAGTTATCATATTGAATTATTAAACTTCGATATTCTCTTTCAAATATTTCTTTATTATATGCTAATAAGTCTGGGTCTTTGTATTTTGGTCTAGATGTTAAACTAGTTAAAACTCCTGATATTAAAAGTTGTCTATATGTTTCTGGCACATCTATAATTTGATCTTCACTTATTATATTTTTTACAAATGAATATTGTCTTTTTACTCTTATTCTTAATATTTTTGTTTCTGTTGCTAAATTAGTAGGAAAATATAACCATCTACCTATTTGTGCAAAATAATTTTCTGATACATTGTTTGTATCTTTTACTTCTGGATATGTAACTTGTTGCCATTCTTCATTATCTATAAATACTTCTAAAACTTCCATAATATCATCAGATAATCGCAATCTATTTTCAGTTGTATTCCAATCCCAATTCCATTTAAATCTACCTTGATCTTCAACATTAGTAGTAGTCATATTTTCTACATTAGTTGTAGTTAATTCATTTACTGGAGATGTGATAGACCCTGGAGTTACTTTAATTAAATCTTTAAACAAACCTATTTCATCATTTATTCTTCTTATAATTTTATTGATTTCTAATCTTACTATATTTATACCAGGCTGTTTAGGCATCTCTACTGAAATATCTTTATAAATATCCATAAATTTCATAGGATGTAATTGTACTGTATTTAAGTTATAATTAATCATATTATTTACCTTGTGCCACTGGTCTTAACATTGGCATTGCTGCTATATTAGCTACTGCCTTGTCAATACATTTATAAATAAAATTTCTACCATATTTTAAATCTTCAATTAAGTCAACATTAAAATTCCAATTAGAGCTATCTGGATTTTTTAAATATACTGTAAATACTAATTGTGGAATTAAACCAGTATCAAAGTCTACTATCAACCATAAAAATTTATTATCTTGATACCAAAATACTTCATTTAATGCTGGTCTAAATGCTTCTTCTACTTGCATTCTTTCATATTCTTCTTTTGTTATTTCTTTTGTAAATATGTCTGCTCTTGACCTAACATCAATTAATTTTAACATTTTAGATGGATAATCATACAAATTTCTACCTGTAATTTGACCTACATCTATTGCTTCTTCAACATACAATTCAGGATATTCTATAGGATCGCATTCACCAGACAAAAGCTCTTCACATATAGCTTGTAAAAAAGAATTAGCTATTACACCTCTATATTTTTTAGAATCATCGTCTCCTAATCTTTTTGCTATTTCTCTTTTTATTTGTGTATATGTCATTCTCCAGCCATCTCCTGTTTAAGTTTTGCAACTGAATAATTTATTATTTTATAAATAAAATCTAAAGAAAAAGCTCCTTGCAATTCATCGCCACCTGCAAAATCTTTAGGATGTTTTACAAATTGGACAATAACATTTTGATTAGTCATACTTTCTTTAGGATAAAATCTTACTTTAGACCCCATTCTCCAATAATAAATTTCATCATCATATGGTCTGTTTTCTGGGTCTATTAAACTAGCATAGTCATTAACAGATATAGGTATATATTTATGTTGATTTATTTCTGAATCTTCGTTATTTTCATAATCATCTACTATAGAAAGCAATCTTATACATACTGCTTTTAAAACTGTGCTAGGTGTTTCACCATCAGATTCTACTTGTGAACTTTCTATTAACCATTCAAATTTTGGATTTAATTCATTTACATTTACTTTTTTAAATGTAATCATTCCTGGTACATCATCAGCATTAAAATTACCATCTTTAACTAATGTTACAGCAGACTCATAAAACAACTCTACTGCTCTATCATTATAAGTATCTCTGTCAGGGTCATTAACTCGACTGCAAATTTCTTGTATAACTTCATCAAATGTGTATTTATATAGTGCCATTCTTCTCTTTTAACATTTCTACCAACACTTCCCTTTTTACCATTGTTTCTTTATAAGGTATACCATTTTTTACTGCTAGTTTTTTTAATTCTGGGTATGTATAGTCATCATAAAACTCTTCAACACTTACTTGCATTTCTTCATCGCCATCTTTATATTGTACTGATTTATATTTTTCTGTTAATAATTTAGCTACTTCATCAGTCACATATAATGGTATTTCATATTTAAATATAAAATTCATTCTCCATCTATTCCATGCTGGATCAAATGCATTTATTTCTTTTCTTGTTAAAAATTTGGATGTTGGGCATCCATGAGATGCTTCTTTGTCTAATATTCCTACCATTTACACATCCTTTCTTGTAGCTGCTTTAGCCAAAAAGTGTTCTTTTGACCCTTTTCCACCTGCTGTATTATAATACTTTTTCCAGTAATTTCCCATACTTTCTATTTCTTTTGGTATACTTTTGGGTACTCTCCAATATTTGTATCTGCATAAAATAATACCTGCTGCTATATTGTAAGTAAGTATATCTTTCCAATATTCAGGCTTTGAGCTGCCTATTACAGACTCTGCTATCCCAGTAGCTTCACTCATACTTTTTACTTTGCCAGGTCTAAATTTTAAATAATTGTCACATATATCATGTGCTGTAGCAGGTTCTATTTGAAAGAATGATTTAGCTGGACCTGAACCAAGTTGTTCAATATAGTCATAACCTGACTCAGTCAAGCCAGTAAGAAATACTAGCTCAACTGCTTCAGTGCTCCACATTCCGACTTCTTTTAACTTTACATCAATAAGTTTTCGAATTTGTGTATGATTCATATTATTTTTTATTTACTAAAACATCTTCAATTATTTCAAAAATAGCAGTAAATATTTTTTCCTCTGTTTTTTCATTTATAATAGGAATATTAACATTGTCATTAATTTTTTCTATTATCTTTTTTTTGTTTTCTTCACTAAAAAAATGTGATACCATCATTTCTTGTAAGTTCATTCACCTTCTCCTTTAACTTCGGTTTCTAAAACATTTGAGTAATATTTATGCAAGACATCTAATTCAACTAAGTTTTTTTGCATTTGCAATTTATCTTTACTTATTTCATCGATTCTTACCAATGCCAATTTACTATTATCACTTAAATCTTCCACATTTTTCTTAATCTCTTTTCCATCTTTGTCAGTAAATGTTACTGTAGGTTTTACACTCTCTTCTTTATTTGCCATTTATTCTCCTGTAAATGTTGATGAAGCTGCTAATGTTTGTGCTTCTGTTTTAGTTAGTACTGAGTTATTAGGATATGCTAAGCTAGCACCTAAACTTGTTATAGCTGATAGTTCACCTGTCAACATAGAAAACTCTCCTTTAACAATGATATATGCTCCATCATGAGACTCTCTAGGTGCACCAAGCTTACCTGCAAATGTAGCTTCTTTCCAAGTTGGAGTATAAGCTGTAGTTATATCTATCTCACCATCATCTGTGTATGTGTAATTATTCCAACCTAATTTAGGTTGTAATACACTTGGTATTGCACTTTCATAAGTTGCTTTGTTTAAACATATATACATTTCATAATGTGCCATTTATACTCCTAATTCTTGTGTTGACTTTTAGTGTTGTTATAATTTTTCTTAACTTCTTTTATAGATAATGCTTTGTCATATATTCTTAAATCATCTATAAAGCCTGTAGCTGCATTTCCTGACCCTGTCATTTTTGCTATTGCTTTAAATGTAAAATCATTTGCAGAATCACCTACTTCTCTATCACCTGTATTTAAATCAAGTCCATTTACATAAACTTTATAAGTTCCACTTTCTCTAACTAAGACACAATGAAACCATTCATAAACAGAAGGTCTACTATCTACTGCAAAAGCACCACCTACATCTGTAGTACTATCCATTGTTATTGTTTTGTTATCTCCACTTTGTTGTCTAATATAAACTGTATTAAGCTTCCCACTTGACAATACTCCATTAGGAATAGATATAAAATCTGTATTATTTGCACCTAAAATAAATCCATCATCATCACTTTGAAATTCTCTAGTTAATTTTCTCCACATTTCTATAGAAAAATCACCCTCTATATCTTTATCATATGGTATATCTGCATAGTCACCTTCATATGCTCCTACCCATGTGCTTCCATTTAAATGTAATGACCCTTTACTAGGATGAACTATATTATTAGAATAGCCTTGTGTGCATAGATTGGCTGTTACTCCTTGTTGAAAAAATATATAATTAAAAGTTCCATTTATAGTTCCATGATTATTATTAGATGATAAATCTTCCCAACTACCACTTGATTCTAAATTATTATTTTTCCAATAACCTGTTAAATTATTAGACTCTGAGTGCTTTGTGCTATTTAATGGCAATCCATCATTATATAATTCTACAATTTCATTAATATCAAGTTCTGTATTAAAAATAGATACTTCATCTATTATAGTCCCTGCATTTACTCTATCTGTTACACTTGAACTATTAATACCTCTGCCTAGATAAATAGGAGAATTTCCATTGCCCAATCCATCTGCATCTATATTTGATGAAGCAGTTACAACCAAAATACCATTAACATATAATTTAGGTGGATTATTAGCTGAAAAAGTACCTACTATATGGTTCCAAGTGTTTGTAGATAAAGCTGTGCCTGATTCAATAACTGTATTAGCATCAAATGAATCTATTGCACTTTGAACATTCCATTTAGGTTTTTCATTACTTTCTATTGTCAATCTAAACTCTCTATTGCCTGTACCTGCATTATATTTATTTACTATAGCTTGGTCTGCTGTTCCTGATTTTACAAAAACCCAAGCAGAAACAGTTCCTGCTGTTGTCATTAGTTGTGCATCAGCTATTTCTATTTCAGTATCAGAACCATTAAAAATACTTTTAATACATCCATCCATAAATGCTGTTTGTGGTATATATTGTTGTTGGTTTGCATCAGTATATCCTGTTGCTATGCCTACCTCTTTAAGAGAAATAGAATTAAATGTTGTTATTTCTGAAGTACCTGCACTTGCTCCAAATCTAACAAAATCAGTAGTAGCACTATTAGTTGTAAAGGTTATAGATGCATCTGCATAACTTGTGCTATTAAGAGTAACACTAGTATTTGCAGAACCATCATAATGTAACATTGTAGTACTACCTGTATTAACTTTATAATTAGCACTTAAAATATATTGCCTACCTGATACTAATGATTCAGACATTAATTCGCTTTTACTACCATCTAAATACATAGTAGACCCATCTGCTTGGTCTACATATTCAATAGATAATATATCTGTTTCTTTAAGGCTTAAATTATCAATAAATGCTTCTTCACCACTTGACATAGCTGTCACTTTTAAAAAATCAGTTGTAGTACTAGTAGCTGTAAAAAAAACAGTATGCCTAGTAAAAGTATTGTCAGTTAATCCATCTACTAAAAATACATTAGGTCCTGATATATACCAATTTACACTTGCACCTGAACTTACTTTTAAATCAGCTGTTAATCTATATACCTTTCCTACTTCTAAATCTGCACTTAAAGCACCACTATCTCTAAGTCTAATTAAAGAATTACTATCATTAGTTATTTTAATTGCACCACTATCAACTGCTACACCACTATTACCACCTGATGTCCAATAACTTGCATCTGAACCATCTGCAGCTGCTGCATCAAATAATTCTGGACCCATATTATATATTTTATTATCACCATTGGGTGCTATACCAAATTTACTAGAAGAATCTCCACCTGAATAATCTGTTGCAATTCCTAAATCTATAGCATATACAGTATTATTAGCATCAAATGTTGGAACAGTACTTCCATCAGCATGGTTCATACAAAATACAGTACCAGGATAATTATCAGGGGCACCATATGTTGTAAAATCTATATCGGTTTGAGTTACTATTTCATAATAAGAGTGATGTTTTGCAGCTCCACTATTTATTATACTACCTGTAGTCCTTAACTCTCCACCTGAATTTGTAAAATCTCTTTTATTTGCATTTAATAATTCATCACCTAAAAAAGTAGTAGTACCATGATAACCTTGCTTGACTTTTTGTATTGAAAAATTACTTACTGTTATATCATTACCTGCACCATTAGAATTAAAAAAGAATTGACTATTATTATTAGCTACATCTATAGACCTATAAAATACATTTGAACCTGCAGACAATGTTAGTGATTCTACACTACTTCCTGTTTTATACCATCTTATACTTTGCTCATCTCCAAAAGGTGTAGTTTGTGTTACATCTAAAGATATTTTATAATTACCTACTATAAGATTTGAAGATAATATTCCTGAGTTTCCACTTAAATATGCATTACTAGAACCATCTGCATTAGATGTTAATGTAAATCCTGTTGCACTTCCTCTAGTTAAATCTGCAGTTGTTAAATTATTCCAATTGCCTGAAGTTCCAACACCTGTAACTAAATTAGTTTCTAATCCACCTGTATTAGCAGCATCAAATACAACTGTTTGTGGATTGGTTACTCCTGTATCATTCATAGGATACCAAACTTTAAGATTAGATACTAAATCATCAGTTATAGTTTGGGATGTTATTAATTTTTCAGGATTTAAATAATCATATGTTACATCAGCAAGGCTCCATACAGTATCCCATAATTGCCAATCAGATATTTTGCCTGGAAAGTCTCTAGTGCTACTAGACCTATTTATTTTACCTATACATATATCACTATTTACATTTGCAGAAAATATACTTGATTCAGCAGCAGATTGTGAAATCAACTCTCCATCAACATATAGTTTAAAGCCTGAACTAGCTTGACTTCCATCATATGTCCCAACTAGTCTAATAAATCTACCTGTAGGAGCATCATCATCTGATTTTGTTCCTTTAATATTTGAATAGTCACTACTACTAGAACCTAAATATCCACCAAAATGCAATTTACTACCATGTATCCCTAAATACTTTGAATTTCCTAATTTATCTAATACAGTTATAACATATGCACTACTAATATTATCTATATAAACCCAACAAGCTATAGTAAAAGCTGTAGAGTTAGTATAGGCAACAAGAAAGTCAGGATTAGATGAAATTGAATCACTTACACCATCAAACTCTAATGCTTTGCCTGAATATATACTTAATCTATCTACAGGCTCTCCTGTTTTTTGTGGAGAGTTTCCAAATGTTGCTGCTGTACTATTTGATACTATTGATGTTGCCATTATGCTAATGTCCCATGATTTGTGCCTTGACTATCTTTAACTCCACCTGTTCCTGCTGTTCCATCTGTGGCTGTTTCTTCATCTAGTCCCCACCAAGATACAAGGTTAGTTTTTTCTGATGTTGTTAATTCTGAATATTGTTTTTGACTTATTGTTTGTATTTCTTCTTGAGTTAATACCCTACCTACCCATATACCTACTTGTGCTATATTGCCATCAAAATAAGCAGAAGCCTCACTTCTTCCAATCCTTAAATTATCAGTATTAGTTAAATCTGCAGATGATTGTCCTGAAATATCAGTAGTAGCTTGTAATACTCCATCAATATATAAACTTTGCAATGCACTTCTATCTATTGTAGATGCAACATGTGTCCATACTCCTACAACAGGAACAAATGAATCAGTTTTTGTTGAAAAAGTAGTACTGCCACAATCTGTAAATAATTCAATATCATCTCCACCATCATCAATTCTAATTTGAATACCAGGCTTATCCCCTGAACTATCTCTATTGTTTACTATTCCTTCATAAGCACCTAGAGTGTCTGCTTTGTACCAAGCTACTATTGAAACATCATCAGTATTAAAATCTATAAGTCCACAATCTATATAATCATCAGTACCATCAAAACTTGCACTACCACTACCTATAGAATCTGCTAATGCTGCTGATGAATTATCTGCACCTCTTGGTTTTGTTGGGGTATTACCACCATATATACTATCTGTAAATGTTACACTATTATTATTAATAGTTATATCATTATTACCTGTAGCATCACTACCACTTAATGTAGAAGACTCTAATGCATACCAAGATTGCAAATGTGTTAATTCACTACCTTGCAATTCCGAATATGTTTTAAACATAACATTTTGCACTTCAGATGCATTTAAAGCTCTGTGCCATACTGCAAAGTTTTTTAACTTTCCATTATGATAAACAGAACCATACTCTCCTATTCTATCTATAGTAGAGCCACTAGTAACTATACCACTTCCTGATGTACTTGTTGCTTGTGATTTACCATTGACATATGAGTTAATTTTAGAACCATCATATGTTAATGCAAAATGCATCCAATCTGTTGTATCAGTAAAGCTACTAGTTGTAACAACTGAATTAGAACCATCCAAAGTTACTGATGCAGTTATACTTGTGGCATTTACACCTCTATAATAAAATCCTGAACTAGAATTTCCACAAATTACTAATCCATCAGCATCTCCTAAAGAACCTTTTTTTGCCCATGCCATTATTGTAAATGCAGCTGCATTATCTAATACTGCTGTAGGAATGACAAGACTTTGACTACTACTTGCTACAAAATTAGCACTACCTGTACCAACATGTTCAAGGTCTGTATTTTTAAAGTCAAAGAATAGTTTGAGGTTATCTTTTAAAAATGAAATAAATGTTACTGAAACTTTACTTAACGATGAAGATAATCCTAACATATTAGCCTAAGTAAAATATGCAAGATCCAGTTTCAACTGTAACTGCTGACCATCTGCCAAATATAGTTATTCCACCTTGTATAGTGTCTGTGTTAGATAATGAATTTCCATAAGTAGATGTGCCAGTTCCTATAAATCTTGCATCTGCTTGTGTTAATGTAGTTAATGTTGAATCTTCACACATTGTTATAGCTACTATAACTGCACCACTAGGAATACCTGTAGCTGACTCACCTGCATCTAAATGTCCTGAGCCATGTTGTCCTAAAGAAATGTTATTTGCTTCTTGAACTGAATTTTGTTGTTTACCTGTTCCCATTTATCTTCCTTTCTAAGCCTGGTCGGCATGAATGAACTGTTTAAAAAAATAATACATTGGGGGATGCAATATCCCCCTTTGTATTTTCCTAAGGCATATTATTTATGCATTTACTGCTGTTGTGCTAAACAAAGCACCTAAAGTAGCTGTATCAACATCACCTATCATTACACCTTTGAAAATGACAACATTTTCAACACCTGTGTAATAGAACTCTAATGTAGTTCCTGGATGTCCACCTGCTTTAGTGTCAGTATCAACATCTATATCTAATCTAAGATTAGATGTTCCAACTGCACTTGAAGCTAGTGCTGCATTCGCAGTAGCTTGACCTTCAGTTGCATCTGAAATACCTATTGCACCACCAACTATTTTAGTTGTTACAAAACCAACATGCATTAATGCAGCTGGTGCTAGACCAAAGACTATTTTTACAATTAGTCCTGCATTAGATGTTGTTGCTTCTGGCAACTGTATATAGTTAGTATTTGCTATTGCACCATTTACTAATACTGTTTTAGTACCACCATTCCAGATGTACTTAGTAGTATCAGAAAAATCTACAGTAGTAGTATCAGTAATATAGACAGTTTCATCTGAATATGCATTTTTATACATTGTTGAACTTTTCATCTATTCACCCCCCTTATACTGTTTCACAAGTAGCTAATACTAGCGAACTTGTATTTATTGTTGCAATCGCTGCAGCATCTGTTTCAGATGCATTGCCAGTAGAATAAGCATTAGTTGAACCTGCTCCTGATGCTTTACCAGCAGCTGCTTCTAATACATACTCATTACGATTATAACCATTAATAGCTGCACCACCAATTTCAATTGTGTTTTCATGGTCATCGACCTCGCTTGTAAAGTGAAGGTCTTTTGCAATACCTTTACCCATACAAGAATTACCAAATACAATTGCATTGTAGATTCTTTTACCACCTGCATCACTATGTAGTGTTACAGAAGATGGTTCAAGTCTAGATGATGTAGATGAGCCAAAGAAATATCCAGCTTCATCCCATTCTCTAACACCTACTATATCTTCGTAAATACAGAATCCAGCATAGTGTCCTGCCATACCTTCTATTTCAGGCATAGAACCAGAACCCATGAATGCATTTCTTTGTGCAGCAACATAGTCACTATCACCTTGCAATGATTTCATTTGGTTAGGATGCACTAATAGAACCCAATATTTATTACCATTGATAGTTTCCATTTGTGGTATTTTAAGCTCCATACATTTAACTCTCAATGATCTCAACAAGCTACTTGTCAATGCAGTTTCAACAGTACCAGCACCAGTGTCAGTCATACCTATAGCTGCATCTAATTGAGCATTAGTTTTAAATGTTTTTTCTGCACCAATAGCTGTTAAAACACCACCATCGTTACCATACCAATTTGGGTGATATCTTCTTGCTAACCCTAAACCATCTGAAGCTGTACCTACTGATAAGTTAGGTGACACACCTTCATAAAATGTTTGAAAGATTGATTGGTTTTCCCACTTAGTAAACCATTTAGCTAAAGCTGGTCTAGCTTCGTCATAAAGTTTATACACTTTAGCTCTTTGTTCTGACATAGAGCCTGACTTTTTCATAACAGCTTTTCTATATTGGTTAACATATGCTCTTAACCATCTCATTGATTGATCTTCACCAGTTCCTTTTAGAACAGTATCTCCATATACAGGTGAACCAGATAAGTCATTTAAGAAAGGTATCAACATATTGTCACGACCTTCTTGTATAAATGCACTCATAATTTCAATTGGTTTTCCTGAGGGAGTATATACTGTGTTTCCATTTTCTTCTACAGAAATGTCAACATTTCCAGAAAACTTAGCGAAGAAAGTATTATACCAAGATTCTTTTTTCAATAAAGAATTTAGAATCTCTACATTAGCTATAAAACTTTGATTCGTTTCCATTTAATTCTCCAGTTAATTATTTATTTAAATATTTCTTTCTGAGTTTTTTCAAATCATCTACAGATAAATTATCTAGTGTTTTTTGCATTTCCCCTCTACCAAGGTCAGAGATTTTGATAAGCTTAGATGCTTTACCAGAACCTTTTACATCTACTTTTTCAGTAGTTTTGGCTGCTGCCTTTTGTATATCAGCTCTAGCTTTTCTTTCACCTGACATAGTAAGATTTTTCACAACATGCTCTAAACCAAAACGATCTACTAGCGATTTGTGAAAAGACTTTTCTGTTAATAATCCATCTTCTTTGTATTGATTTGCATTCTCAGCAACATAATTGAAATCTTCATCTGAAATATCAATGCCTTGATTTTTTAAAATGTTCTTTTGCTGATCCATGAATTGCTGATTATCTCTGCTATTCATTCTACTTGCTATATTTTCCTGAGTCCTTTTAGTAATTAGATCATTTTCGATTTCTCGTATTAACTCTTGTTGTTCTTCACGAGCTTGTATATCATAAGGATCCATATTGTCTAGCTTTTGCTTTTCAGCTTTCAAACCTTCTGCTATATCATCAGCAGTTAGTCTTTCAAACACTTCTTCATCTGTAAGGTCATCTGTATTTCTTGCTACTTCTCGCAACTGACCAAGTTCATCTCCCTGTTCTCCCATTTTTTTCTGGGCATTTTGATGCATCTCGATAATCTCTTCACGAGTTTTATTAGCATAGATGTCGTTTTCATCTACTTGGGTGGTGGCTACATCTTGATCAATTTCATCTGCAACAGTTTCTCCCTCAGCAGGTTCTGTTCCAGACTCCACATCACTCGACTCATCTGACAAGTAAAACTCACCATCCTTTTCTACTAGCTGTGAATCAGACTCAGTAGATTCTACTGGTGTTTCACTACTAGTGCCTTTTTCAAGTTCTGTTAGTTCTGCTTCGTATTTTGGGTCAGCTCCCTCTTGATTTATATTCTCTTCCATTATTTTTTCCTCTTTTTAATTATGCGATCTGTTTTTACTTTTAATATATTTCTTAATGCACCACCCCTAGTTTGCAAAGGTGTTTTTTGCACTGGTTCTTGTTTTATTTTTCTATCAAATACTATAGGTGGCAATATTTTCATTTTAACTCTTTATTTATTTTAATTAACATATACACTAATGTAGCTAATGCTGCTAATGCACTCATTATAGGTGGCACATATTCTGTCCAATGCAATGCACTACCTGTTATTCCTACTGCTGCTGTTCTTAATGTATCTATCATCAATACTTTTTTTTCATTATCTTTTTGTATGTTTTTGATTTTTTGCTTTTATTTTTTTTGGAATTAGGGAAACCAGCTTTCATATTATTATATGCTTTTGTTGTTATAGTAGATTTAGATTTAGGTCTACTTGTTCCTGATTTTTTTCTTTTGTTTATATTATGATATAAAGAATGCATTTATGCTCTCCATTTTGTGTCATTTGCCCACCAGGCTGCTGACATTTTACCTTTTTCTATATTTTTTTCATGTCTAGCTCTAAAACTCTGTGCTCTTGGTGTATTAGTTTTATCTCCAGTCACACCTTGTTGTCCATATCTTATTGTTTTTACAATATTTCCCACTTTAGCTACTACAACATGTGATTTAGTAGGATGTCCTGGTGTTCTCTTTGGTTTATTAAAACCAGATACACCTATTCTTTTCAATAAATTTTTATATGTTTTACTCTTGTTTGCCAACTTGCCTTACCTTTTTTTGTTTGCCTATTTCAATTTTCTTTGACTCTAATCTTAACTTTTCCTCATCATTCATCATTCCTCGCTGTGCCTTCATATTATCTAATACTTGTTTTGTACTAGCTAATTCTTGTTGCTGTTGAGCAAATTCTGCTTGTTGACCTGCTTGTTCTTGTTGTGATTGCATTACTTGATCTATATATGCAACCATCTGATCTGAACCTTTAATAGGTGCTGATTCTACTAATGTTCTCACATCTACGAATGCTGGGTTTATTTGACCTATAACATTTGTCAAAGCTATCATTCTGTTAAAGTTATCTTCAACATTTGTTATGTTGTCTTCTCCTTCGTCAAGCTCTACATATACAGATGGGTTATCAACATTATTCAATATTGTACCAGCATAATTTAGATTGATTATAACCTCTTGGAATATATTGTCTTGTTTTAATCTGACAACTCTGTCTTGTTCTGCATATACAAAAGAAAAATTATCCATAAAATCTTCAGCTATAACTTTTCTTATACGAGATAAATTTTTAAAATATGGATTTATAGCTGCAGCAGCTCGTTGTACTTTTTGCTCAAATAACACACCTGACTCACCAGACCTAGCTGTCTCACCTTTCATAGCTTCTGACACCAAAGAAACTCGTTGTGCATATTGCACTGAGTTTTCTGCATTAGTAAGAATATCTGGTGGCACTGAGCCTGGACCCAGTCTTTGAGGAGTCATAGCTGGATTGTTTAGCTCATATACCATGTTCGGTTGATTACCTTTTTCTTTTAGAGCTTTAATCGTTTCTTTCTCTCGTTTATCGATAAATACACCACCAGATAATATCTGTGTCACATAATCTCTAACTTGCGATTTAGATTTGTTTACATCATCTTGTATATCTAATAATAAATCTACTAGTGAAGTTTGTTCATTTACTTGCACATTGTAATTATAACTCCACACAGGAAAACAATCAAAGTTAGCTGTGTTACCCTTTGCTTCTTCATCCAACACAACTAAGTTTTTAAAATATGGTATAACAGTTGTTATATGTATTTTTTCTTTATCAAATTCTTTTATAATTATTAAATCTGGGTTTTCTTTTTTTTCTTTTGCAAAGTCTGCTTTTTTCATAACATAGTATTCTTTGCCATCATATGCAGTTACACATTTAACAACTTGTCTTTCTTGCATTTCCAATACACGATATCTACCATTTTCTTTATCATAATGCTCTAAGTTGTTACTGTAAACCCTATCAGTCATTCTTCGTATTGTATCAGATAGCTGGTTCCACCACCACAAATCTCTTTCATTTTTTTCATCTTGTGGGTCAACACCATATTTTTCTGCTATAATATCTAATGGTTCCCAACCTTCTTTTATTATCCACCTACAATGTTTAAGCCTATAATCATTTGCTCTTGTTTCTGGATCTATATGTACTCTAAAATTATTTACTACATCATATTTAAATTCTAAATAACCTTCTTCGTTTACCTCATAGGATCTTTCTATCCATCCACCTAGCTTTGTAGTCAATGCATCAATAAAAGCAATTTGCAATTTATCTTCCATGTCCTGCTCATCTGCTATTGCATTCCATCTTCCTTGTACTATATCAGATACATTAACACCAGATATAGTAGTAGGTTTAAATCTAGCTTGTCTACGATTCAGTTGTTCATTACCTACAAGTGTAGATACAATAGGTGTAATTATATTGTATTTTAATGTAGGTTTTTTGTATTTCTTAGCATTTGTTTTTTCATCTGTTGTCCAAGTATCATTATTTAAATACCTGACTGCTCTTTCTGATTCTGTTCTTGCTTCTTGAAATGAATCACGAGCATAGTCAAATGCTTTTAGAACTTTGTCGGCAGGTTTACTTATTGTTCCTGAATAAGATTTAGACATTTATGATGTTTTCCAATTTAAACTTCCACCTGATATTTTATTCAATAACTTATATCTCCAACCCTTTTCTTGTTTTTCTCTACCAGTTTTTGTAGGTAATACTTTAAGTGCACCATAGGCAAGTGCATCAAAAGCATGATCCTCAGACTTAGTATCAACATCTTCTGGGTTCAATTCTGCTGCAGGTAAGTTAGGAATAGTTTCACAACAATAACTACAATTTTCTGTAAATCTTATTTTTGCATTACCTTCGTCTGGAACTTCCAACCCTTCATACACTATTTTTGCCTTAGCTTTTCTATCATTGTTACCCCTCGATAAAAATATACTTTCATCTCCATAGAAATCAGCAGGACTATAAAGTGCACCTTCTTTTTCAGAGTGTTTGGTCCAGTATGCAGGATCAGCAATATCATCATCAAAATCTGTAGGCTTGAGTTTATATTTCTTCCAGGTGTACTCATTAACCATTTGTGCTTGTTTAGAAGCAGATAAACCTGTTTCGACAATTTCATCAAAGATTATCATATCCCCATTACGATCCACTGCAGCAAATAAGCATACAAATGGAGCCTTTGTTCCATAATCGTAGAATCTAAACAAAGTGTATTTTTGCTTTAGATCCTTATCTACTTTAAATTCAGACTTCGAAAGTATATGGTGCATAGGATTCCAATTGTCAAAGTAGGTTCCTGCAAAGACATCCCACCGACCCTCTAGCCACATTGCCCTTAATATTGGATTTAGTTTCTTTAGCTTCTTGACATAGGCTGGGTCATTTTTCAACAAGGTGGGATTGTCAAATACTGTGGCTGGAATAAATTTCCATGTGATTCCTTCATCATCATAGTACTTTTCACCTGAAGTTAACCTGGCATAATCTACATCAAAATCTGTAGAATGAACAAACCCATCTTCAACTGGTGGGCATCTATCTACAAATTTTTTCTTTAGCCATATATGTCCTACATTTCCTGGATTTGATGTTAAACAAATCTGTGGTTTAAGGTCTTTGTTGTCAGTTCTTACAGATGTAGATAGCTCATCTACCCAACTCTCAGGAAACTGATTCGCTTCATCTATGCCAATAAAGTTATAGTTACCACCAATATAGTTATCTAAAGCTCTTCTATCCTGACAATGTACTAAGTAAACCTTGGCACCTGAGGGAAACTGGTAGCACTTATTTCTTTCTTGCCAACTGGCATCATACAACTTGTATAGCTTATCACACTCAGGCTTGAGGTTTCTTTCGAGCTGTGGGTATGTCCTTCTGATAAGTAAGGCGATAAAGTCAGGGTAGTCAATTGATATTCGTTCAATAACAAGCTCTGGCTTCTTACCTTGTTTCCTGAGCTCTTTGATTTCTTCTTTATTAAGTATTTTACGATTATGCTCATAATGCCATCTCCTAGGTGTTAGTGCTGCTTTCCAGGATAACATTAGTGATTTACCACCACCTCTTGCTCCACCATAGAATACCCAGTCTGCAGTGTCTTTTAAAAATTCAGTTTGTTTACCAGCATGTGGTATAAAGCTTACCATTCAGATACTCCTACTTTATGACTGTCTTGTACAAATGCTTTTCTGTTACTTGTTGGCTTATTAGATAAATTCCAATTAGCAGCAGACTTATGCCAATCCTTCATCTTGTTTCTACCTACCATCCAATCCTTGCTTTCATAAAAGTTCCAAAACTTCTGCCCTTGCAACTCTGGTTCTACATAAGACTTTTCTTTAAAGTATGTTATTACTTCTTCCATATTAGGTATCTTAAAAGGTTTTTTTCTTTTTATTACTTTTTCTTTTACTTTATCCTTATCTTTATCTATATCTTTATCTTTATATATATCTTTAGCATCTGCTTTGGGTCTGGCTAGGTCCTGCTTAGGATCTGCTAAGGGTCTGCCTAGGGTCTGATCAGGGTCTGGGTTGTTTAAGATATCATCTAGTTCATACTTTTCTATCATAGCAATTACAGATTTATGTACATTATTATTAGGATTTAAGTTTTCTCCATATTGAAATTTAATAAATTTAGGTAAAAACCATTTATCATCTTCAAGTATTATAATTCTATTACCAAATATATTCAATACTTCATCTTTAGTATAAGTACAATTAATTAAAAATGATGCTAATCTCATATTCACATTCCATATGCCTACATGATTACATGTTCTACATATATAATCCCAGAATGCTTTATACTTTACATCTAACTCATGATACCATTCTCTATTATATATATCAGTATCAGTGTATCTCTTTGCCATAGTTATTTCTCCTCTTTTAATATATCTTCTGGTTTATCTACCTCTATAACTATGCCTTGGCATTTAAGAAATTCTTCTGCTTCTTTAATTGAATCTAAAGCTTTAAATATTAAACTCAATTCTCTATCTATAGTGCTTAATATTTCATTAAACCACCACTCTTGCCTATTCTCAAGACTATTTTTTATTTCATTTATCTTGTTGTAAATTAATGAATAATCTTTGCCACTGATTACTTTCTTACATCTACCAATTTTTTTTGGCTTACCAGTAGGTGTTAATGCATGACTATTTTCACTATTTTCAAAATCCTGTGGTCTTAATATATATGTAGGTAAACCTACTTTTTTTAATGCATCAATCATTTTAACTTGTTCTGGTCTTAATTTGTCTTTTCTATTCTTTACTTCGACACAAGCTAAACCATCATATCTGCCTATTCTACGAATCATAAAATCAGGATAACCATTTCTTAAAACTTCATACCCCAAACACTCTAAGTATTTTTTTACCTTTTTTTCAAACACATTCATGTACTATTCCTCTCTCTTTTGATAGTATGTTTCACTATCTGCTTTTAACTTATCTATTATATCCTTCCTGGTGTTACCTTCAGCTATAGTTATATATATACCTGACTTAGTCCTTTTCTTAACAAACCATTTAGGATCTCTCTTACTTTCTTTCTTGTAACCACTCAATGACTTCTCTCCAATCATATCTTATTAGTTTACCACCTCTACCAGAATTATCTATAGCTACTGGTAACCCACTCTTTCTCCACTTATATATAGCTTGTCTACTTACAGACAATAACTCACATAACTGCTTTGTTGTTACTAGTCCTTTCATATGCTCTCCTTGTCTCCACTCTCATAAATCATATAAATATCCTCTCTTTTGATATTTGTAAATTAAGCTTATTTAGTTAATTATGTCAACCAATTATTTTTACTGTTTTGTGTAAGAGCTACATAAATGTATATACGAGGGTCGGCTCCCAACTTGTGGGTGGGTATGTGTCGCAAATCCTTAATTTCTTGTGTGTACGAGGGGAAACAATGCAACATAATATAAATAATGTTGCACAAATGCACAAAATCAAATATATATTATTATAGATCACAACATATATTTATAATCACATATTTATTTAAAAAAAAATAAAAAATCTTTTATCTTGTTTTATCCTCATGAACTATATAAAAAATTATATATTTATATTAATTATTATTATTTTTTTGTTGCTTGGTATTGTGTTAACTATGTAAACTTATAAAGTTTCAATTGTGGTAATTGAAATATTAATAAAATAAAATAAGGATAATAAAAGAATGAATACAATAATAAATCAAATCAATAAAACACAAAATGAATTAGATAAAATAAATGATCATATAACTATATGTTATAATTCAATAAAACTAAACAAAAAAAGAAATAATAAAACAATAATAAAAGATCATTTTTTATCACAAATAAAAGAAGCAGATAAAAAAAGAGTTAATCTTGTAAAGACTAGGGAAGATTTATATTTAAAATTAAGAGTTAAAAATATAAATATTTTACATAGTTTTATAAATGAGATTACACCTCAAATTATGAATTTTTGTTCTCAATATATAGAACTAAAACACATTAAAAAAGATAATTCATTAAATAAAAAATTAGTTGATAGAATTAATAATTATATTAATGACTTAAAAAATAATGATAGTTATAAAAGATATAATATTCAATCATATTTTAAAGACTCACATAATACAAAATATTTAGTGTTTCGTATTTCTTGGTATGATGGAAGATCAAATAATTATTATGACACTGAAAAAATGGTTTTTCATGTAAACCATGATCGATTTGGTGATGGTTCCAAATCATTAGAATTTTATAATAGTAATGACTATCAAAATATGCCAATAAATACTTTTGGATATGTTAAAAAAGTTATGAAGCAATTAAAAAAGCATGATGAAAAAATAGAATCATTATTAAAAACTAGAAATCAACTTCAATCTAATATTAATAATTTTCAAAATGTATATAATTATAAACATGTAAGGGAGGTCAGATAATGCAATTAATTTATCAAATTTTAATAAGTTTTTTTCTAATAGTTTATACAATTCAAATAATACATTTTGTAAGTATGATTTATAAAACTATAAAACAAAATAAAATGAGGAATAAATAAAGATGAAATTAATAAATAAAATAATAAAATATTTAAATTATTGTAATGATATTACAAACACAAATATAATATTTAAATTAAATATTGATAAGAATAATAATATTTATGAATATTTAGTAATTGATACAATAGGAATTAGTTTTGGAGAAAAACCAAAAAAAACTACTTTTAATAGTAAAAAAGCATTACAAAAACATTTAAAAGTTATAGAGAAATTATATATTAAAACTTTTAATAAATAAAGCTCAAAATAGTGTGAAATTTAGGTTTTTTTCAGGTTCGAACCCTGACACACTACAAAAAAATATAATAAATAATTTGCATATAAATAAGAGTTATTAATATATTTAATCAATAGTTGGTTACTATAATAAAAAAGAATGGAGAAAAAAAGAATGAAAAAACAATCTAATTTTAATAGATCATTTCTAATAAGAATAGCACAATTAATAAAGTTTAATGAATATGATAAAATAATTAAGTTATTAGAAAATCAAATAAATCTTAATTACATGAAAATTTTTAAAAGTGGTACATGGGAACAAGAAACACACAAATTTATTAATTTTTTGAATGTAGTTAAAACAAATGATCCTAGTCAGATAAAACAATTATTAAATCCCAGTATTGTATTTAATACATCAGGTAATAGCAAATTAAAATTCTTATCATTTTCAAATTTACCTATTGTCAATTGTATAGGTGCTGGATCATGTAAAGATTTTTGCTATAGCTTAAAAGCTTGGAGGTATCCTCAAGCATTTTATAAACAAGCAAGAAACACAATATTGACTCAAAATCATTTTAGTATTATTAATGATTTTATGAATGATTTAATAAACTCAAAACAATTCAAGAAACACAAAAGAATTGATTTCAGGTTGTATGTAGATGGTGATTTTAACACAATTGAAGAACTTAAAAACTGGATGAATTTACTTAAAAAACATAATATATTAAAATGTTATGGATATTCAAAGAGTTTACCATTATTTAAATATTTACATGATAATAAATTTAAATATCCATCTAACTATAAATTAAACTTGTCAAATGGTGGTCAATTTGATACTATGTTCAAATGGGCTATAAATAACCTTGATATTGTTCGAGGTCGATTTTTAGCTATTGATATAGGCAAAAATCAATCAGGATTTGACAGAACAAAAGATCAAAGAATATTGTTAAAAGAGAAGCTAGGCAACAAAAAATACTTTGTATGTGGTGGTGTATGTTCAGATTGTACAAAAGTAGGTCATGCATGTGGTCTAGATAAGTTTAATAATATTGATATTGTAATACCTATACACTAAAAAGAGAGGATAAAATAAGAATGAATAAACCAAAACCAACAACATATAATTCCAGTGCTATTGAAAACTTGGAATACATAGAGAAAGTAGTATTTCAATTAATAAATGGTAATAAAGATGATATAGATAGAGATGATATTTATACTTCAATTGCTTGGTTAGCTGAGGATTTAGGATATATCTATAAAAATGGTGGATACATGAGAAAAAAAGACTATTTGAAGATAGTTAATCCTGATCTTGCAGCAATAGCAAGAAATAAATTAATTGCTAAAAAAGAACAATTAAAAAAAGAAAAAGTAGTTGAGTTCAAAATACAATGGTGTGTAGATGATGTTAGGCATCGTTTAGATGTAGAACATATGACAGATGAAGAAATTTATGAACAATTGGATGATATTACAGATGATATGCATGATATGGCTATAGAATCAGGTTGGGAGACTATGGAACATTGTTTTAAAATTAAGGGAGAAAATAATGATTGATTTATTATTTATAGGATTAATTATATTATTGTTAACAATATTCATAGCTTGTTTTATAGACGAGAAATAAAAAAGCTTGACTTATGTTTGTAAACTTTCGTAAGTTATGTTAACTAAAATAGTTGAATTGGTTATTTAATTATAATAAAATAAAGGAAAAAAGAATGAAAAAAAATCCAAAAGTTGTTAAGATGAAATTAGTATTAAATGTTAATCATAAATTAGATTATGATGTAGAACTTTATCATGATATGTTAATAAAGTTAGGCTATAAATCTGATTTAAGACATTCTCATAACTCCAGTAACATATATAGCAATGCACCAAAAAATATTTGTGATGGTGTAAATAAATTAGTTATGGAAAGTATGTTAGATCCACAAGATCAACAATTAGAGAATGTACTTAAAAAGCAATTTACATTGCATGAAACAAGTGATATTGTAAGTTTTATTCAGCAATATCATGATTATAGTAAGAAATTATCTAAAACTGATGATAACACAGAAAATGATTTTAGTGATTATATAAAATCAATTAATAATAAATCACTTACAAAAGAAGATGCTCTGGAAACTATTATACATACTCATGAAAAGAAAATAGAAAACCTTAAACAAGTTTTAGATTGGTTTAATTCTTTTGTAGATGCAATCCAAACATGGGATCATAAACTATACAACAATGCATGTAAATATGCTGATGAAGTTGAGGAAGGATGTATATAATGGAAACTATTAAATCAATATTATTTATAGTTGGTTTTGTACTAGTATGTTCAGAGCCAATAGTTGGACCAATTATAGGTTTGGTTTGTTGGTGGATATGTTATATTTTAGATGATGGACAAATGTTTTATAAATAGGAGAATAAATAATGTTATTATCAATATTACATAAATTTTTAGAACATTTTAATTTAGGATTATATTATACAGATGATCCTGTTATTAGAATACCTTCTGAAGATGGATTTGTTTTTAAAATTAATTCAATAGATCCTGTTAAGATGAACAGATTGGTCAAAGAGTTTAATGAACAAGCTAAAAGACAAGTTGAAACACCATCTGAATACAGACAGACCTGAGATTAAATTTATAAATTCTTAGTTAAGGATATAATATGATTTGTAAACATGATAATTGTAAGCATGATAACTTTAAAGAGATAGCAAGATTTGATAGTCATGGATTTACTGAAGTTGATTATGAATGTAAAGATTGTAATTCTATTGGTTCTTGGACTTGTTTAGAGTCTGAAACTATACACTGGGATGATCCATGTGATTATGAGTAAAAATATTTTGGATATCATGTAAATTATATGTAAGTTTTGTAAACATAGTGGGGTAGGTTTTGAGTCCTAACCAGGCTCATTCCTTATTCATTCTTTTTCCTGCCCCACTTATTATTAGGAGTTAAAATGGTTGTTGAACCTATAAAGAGTAAAACATTGATTAGTAAAATGGTCAAGAATTTAGAAAAAAGAAATGATCGAGATGCATTGTTGTTCAGGATGGGAATTAATACTATACTTCGCATATCAGACATCATAACATTAAAATATTCAGATTTATTTGATAGCAATGGTAAGATAAAAAACTATTTGCAATTACATGAACAAAAAACTAAAAAGTCAAAGAAAATTAAATTAAACAAATTAATCAAGCAAGAAATAATTAAGTATGTTAACAAGAATAACATATCAGGTGATGATTATTTATTTCATAGTTTAAAAAATAAAGATAAACATTTAGATAGAACTAATGCATGGAGAGTTTTAAAGAGAAGTGCAGATAATGTAGGTATACAAAACTTTGGCACACATTCCATGAGAAAAACTTTAGCATACTATATATACCAATCTACTAAAAACTTATCATTGGTTATGAAAATGTTAAACCATCAAAACCCAGCTGTGACATTGAGATACATTGGTATTGATCAGGATATGATTGACACAGCATATGAGGATTATTCTTTATGAATAAAGACCAAAAAGCACTATTAGATAAGCAAATACAGAAATTAAATGGTGTTACACAGGATAAGGAACAGGCAGAGATACAAGCTAAATCTTTAGGTGTTAAACTTCCTGATGAAAATGCACTGGATTTTGAACCATTGTTTGAACATAAAAAAGGTCACTACAGGATCGATGAAAAACATTTTGCATTAATGTTTATGGAAACTATGCAAAAAGAAAATGCTGAGGGTGATTTAATACCAAGATATAGAACTATATCCAGGATGTTAGGTATACATCATAACACATTAAAAAACTGGTGGGATATTAAAGATGAGTTACAGGCACAACAATCAGCATTAGTTTCAGAGGGTATGAAATATGTATCAAGTGCATTGATGACTGAACTTATCAGGATGTTACAAGCATTAAATCAGGCAGATTATGTCAAGATGATAGATAAGCCTAGTGAGATGAAGAATTTTATAACATTGATGAATTTGATGATGAACAAAGTAAGATTGTTTACAGGTCAAAGCACATCAAATGTAGCACATAAACATCAAGTAGCAATGGTGGTGCCTGATGAAGAAGGATAAACTTATGAATGGATGGTGGTATGAAGCTTTTTGTAGTCGCAATCCAAATGACAATAGATTAAAAAGAGCAGATGATGTAATAAACTATTATAAATTCCCAAAATTATGTCCTGATTGTGAGGAATGTTGGGAAGTAAAATCTGCTGATATTAAAAACCCATATCATTATTATAAAAAAGGCACATTGCCTACTTATGGTATGGAGCAAAAGCAATGTCCTAAATGCAAGGAAAAACTTGGGGAAAATAAGTAGATCATTAGGCAAGACTGGTGAGTACCTTGCTATGTATGATATTGCATTGCAAGGCTATGAATGTTTTGAAATTAATGGTAATATGAGTTTTGATTTGGGATTAGTAAATAATGGTGATGTTATTAAAGTGCAAGTAAAATCTACAAGTAAAAAAAGAAATAAAAATTCATATCAATTTAGAATATGCAGAAGCACAAGAAAAATGAAAAGTTGTGAAAAAACTGTGTATAAAGAAAAACATTACAACACATATGATGTAGATATTTTAGCATTAGTATTTATACCATTAAAAAAAGTTGTATACATACCATTTAGTTGTGTAGTAGATAAAAAGTATTTTAATCTAAATGGCGATGAAGAGTTTAATTTAGAGCAATGTTTAAAAATATATAGAGAGACAAAGGGGTGAAGATGAAATATATAAATACAAAAGAGATGCCTTATGAAGTTTGGCTAAAAGAAAGACAATATTCAATTGGTATGAGTGATGTCAGTGCAGTGCTGGGTCACAATCCATATAAGTCTAATGTAGATTTATACTTTGAAAAGGTAAATGGTGTAAAACCTACAGATGACAATTTAAATATGAGATTAGGCAGAGATTTAGAGCCTATCATAAAGAAATTGTTTGAAGAGGAAACTGGATTAAAGGTGTTTAATGATAATAAAATTAGGTTTGATTATAGATATAGTTTTATTACAGCAAATTTAGATGGGTTTGTAACTAAGGAAAAAGTGCCTGTAGAATACAAAACAATGACTTTTTGGGATGGTGAAATACCTGATTATTATTATTGTCAGATACAAGGTCAAATGATGGTTACACAGACACCATACATATATTTTTGTGGATTAGTTTTAGGTCATACTAAAGAATTTTTTGTAGAAAAATATTATAGAGATGAAGAGTTTATAACTAACATGAGACAAGAGTTAGTAGATTTTTGGTTAAACAATGTAAGCAAAAAAGTACCACCAATTCCCAGGTCCACAAGAGATGCAAGAAAAGTATTTAACCAGGTAGATCCTGATAAAATATGTGAAGCATCTAATGATGAATTAGAAGATATAAATAGTCTAAACCAATTAAGTAAAACAAAAAAAAGATTGCAAGATGATATAGAAAAAACACAATTAAAATTAATGAAAAAAATGGAGACCAGTGAGTTGTTATCGAGCAATGGTTTAGACTTAGCTACATGGAAAAAAACAAAACCAAGTAAAAAGTTTAACATGAAACAATTTAGAAAAGATCATCCTGAATTGCACCAGGAATATATGCAAGAGGTAGATGGTCAAAGAAGATTTATAATCAAAATAAAGGAAAGATAATGGATATAAAAGAGTCAAAAAAGAAAACAAAAGCTTTGACACAAAAAACCAATGATATTTATGGTATGATTAAGTCAAGGTCTGATGCTTTTCAATCTGTGTTACCAATGAACAGCAATACACAACAGTTTGTTAATGCTTGTTTAATAGCAGTACAAAGTAATAACAAGTTACAACAATGCAATCCTAAGTCACTAATTAAAGCTATGATGGAATCTGCAAGGTTTGGGTTAGAACCAAACAGTCCATTGATGGAAGCTGCTCTTGTGCCATATGGTAAAGATGTGCAATTTTTAATTGAGTATAGGGGTATGCTTAAATTAGCTTGGAATAGTGGTATGATAAAAATGATTGATGCAGATGTAATATGTGAACATGATGATTATGAGTATGTTAAAGGATACAATCCAAACTTTTATCATAAACCATTAGTCACAGGGGAAAGAGGAGAGCCTATAGCATACTATGCATATGCTAAACTTAACAATGGTGGTGACACATTGTGCTTGATGTCAAAACAAGAAATTGTAGATCATATGAAAAAGTTTGCTAAAGGATATAATAGTAGCTCAAGTCCATGGAAGAGTAACTTTGATGCAATGGCTAAAAAAACTGTGTTAAGACAATTAATAGACAAACAGTTACCTAAGTCTACAACTAAAGAAAGTTTAATATTGTCTAGTGCAGTTGGAAATTCAGATAAAATAATAGATCAAGAAGTTGAAGAGATAATACATCCTGTAGTGCTGGACCAGGACATAGATTATTCATTTAAAGACACAGCTGATGGCTTGATGTCAGAAATAAAAATGAATGGCAATGGTCAACAAGCAGAAGATATGCTACTAAAAATAACAGGTAAAAAAACTATATCTAATGATTTTTCTGAGCCTACAAAAAAAGAAGTACTTGAAAGGTTGAACAACCTATTATAAGTGTAAGTAAAAATGGGTCATTGGTGGACTCTCTATCATTAATTATTCCAGGTAAGCCTATAGCTCAAAAGAGACATAGACATACTAAAAAAGGTTTTACCTATGACCCATCCAAACCAGAGAAAGATGATTTTATAAGCAAAATAGAAAAGAAGCCTAAATTGCCTTTTAATTTCAATATACATCTACAGCTATACTTTTATATACCTAGACCTAAAAACCACTTTAGAACAGGCAAATACAGCGATCAATTAAAAGAAGGTGTGCCATACTATTGTAAGTCTAGACCTGATATAGATAATTATATAAAATTTGTAATGGATTGTCTAAATGGTATTATGTACAAAGATGATTCACAAGTAGTACATGTTGAAGCTACTAAAATATATTCAACAGACCCACAAACCATAATAATAATAAAGGAGATGATAGATGTCTGAGTATGACAATAATATGAAAGGTGTTTTGTTTGAAAATGAAAAAACAAAAGAAACACAGCCTGATTTTACAGGAACTATAGTTATAAAAAATGAAGAGTACAGATTGTCTGCATGGAATAATGTGAGCAAGGCTGGTAAAGAGTATAAAAGTATAAAGGTAACAACAAAGGAAGAAGCTGAAAGTTTTAAAAAGGATACCACAAGTAAACCTGATTTAGTAGAGAATCCTGAAACATTTAAAGACGATATCCCTTTTTAATCTTTGAAAAGAGATTACGAAAAAACTTTTCAAGAGAGACAGAGTAGTAATCACAGAGACTTAGCACAGACCAAGACAGACGAATATTTCGCAGATAGAAACGACTTGTTCTACATGAGGATTGGTTTTGATGAATTAGATAATAAAGTCTTATCTAAATACTGGATGAAGTTCCCTGCATTTTTAAGAAACATGCCTGATGCTTGTGTAGTAAAAGGCAATCACTTTTATTTTATAGAAGTTAAAGGATGTAGGGACATTCTTCGATTAAAATTAGAGGATATGGAATCATATGATAAATGGAATAGGATAGCACCATTAATTATATTTACATACTCTTCTATGGCAAGAGAGTTAAAAAAAATAAGGTATCAAGCATTAAAAATAATTACAATAGATTGTGATAGAGATAGATACCATGACAATAACAAGGAGTATTACAAAATACCCTGGAACTATATAGAGAGGATGAAATGAGTAAATTTGAAATAGTATATCCAAAAAAATACAAAAAAAATAATAAAAACATAATAGAGAGAATTGAAAAAGACATGCAATTATATGGTAACAATATGATTGATGGTGTTCAACATGATGCTATGAGAGTAAGTGCTCACTATCTTTTTCAAGGTGTTGTAGGATGTGGTAAAACTACATTGGCTAAACTTTTGTTTTATTCATGTAGAAGATTTGGTAATTCATCAGATACTAAAATGACAAGCTGTAGAAGTATGTATGAAGAGTACTTGCGATTGATGGGATCTGAGTACAGTGATAAATATGATGCAATATCAGAGTTGAGTGATGTTACTAAAAAAGAAGTTTTACTAATAGATGATTTGGGTGATGAAAAACCTAACACAGATGCAGCTCATGATTACATTGGTGGATTGATAGAAAAAAGATATGAGCATGTTAAAAACTATTATCCAGGAAACAGACTAAACTCTGTCACTATTATAACTACAAACTTAACTGGACAACAGATAGTAGATATGTATGGATCAAGAGTTTATGATAGGATACAAGAAATCTTTGTTATTTGTAAGTTTAATGATGTATCTTTTAGGGAGAAAAAACGAACAATTATAAAAGGTTAACATGTCACTAAGTAAAGAAGAAATAGCAGCAAAGAAAAAAGAAAGAGCAGCAGCAAAACGATTAATGATAGATAAATTAAGGTTTTGGGTTGGTGTATTTAGTGTGCCTACAATCTTAATTATGGCATGTATGTTGATTGCTGCAGCTTATTATCTTGGTGAATCACAATTAGCTGTTGTAACTGGTCTTATTTCGACCATAACCATAGGTTTAATTAATGTTCTTAATGGAATGGTCATACCACCTGCACCAGAAGATCCATTAGCTGTAGTGGCTAAAGATTTAGTGCATCATTTACAAGATCAAGCTAATAAAGATATGGAAGTATCTATGGATAGAAACAAAATTAAAATTGGTGGCAATGGTGTGAAGATGGAATCTCAAACTCCTGAAGACCCTGTATGGGGAGATGACAAACCACTAAAGAAAGGTAAAAAATAATGGTGTTTGTAACTTGGTTGACAGTAGTTACTTTAACAGTGGGAGTAGGCGAATACTATAATTGTAAATATCCTAGAGTAGATGAAGGCTATAGCAGTGAAGGATTTTTTTGTAACTGGGAAGACAGAGATTTTTATAAAGAAGATGGCAAGTGGATACTTAATAAAGTAGACTCTACAGATAATTGTTTTGAAGAAAAAGCTCGTAAAGAGTATTGGGAGAAAAGAGAGTGGAATTATTAATAGCTATAGTAAAAGGTTTTTTTATATCAATACCAATATGGTTGTTATATCTTATAACTAAAATAGCAATACTAGATTGGTGGTCAAAGAGAGGAATCAAATGAGAGACGATTTAACAAAGTTCAAAGAGATTGTCAAAGAAGTAAACACAATTATATTTGGCAAAAAAATAATACACAAAATTGATTTAGAATCTATGGGATGGGTAGATTTAAAAAAGTATGGAATGAAACATGGCATGTCATTTATAGATACTTGTGTAGATAGAAATTCACTTATAAGAAAGATAAAAGAATTATGATTTGTGTTTGTGGCACTGAATTAATATGGGGTGGTGACCATGATTATGAAGACTATGGTCATGAAGGTGAAGGAATAGTAAGTAACTTATCTTGTCCTAATGATGATTGTACTTGTCAAATGGTTATAGCTTATTTTGGAGACAATGAGCAGGATCTAAACTGACCCTGCCCACTGATCGCATATGATCTAACCCAAGCAGACCATTATTTATTTTTGTTAAATTCAATCCAAAAATCACTTTTTGATTTTTTTACTGCAGGTTTAAATCTATCTAAAGCTGATAAAAATTCAGACTTTTGTTTTTCGTCTAAAGATTTATATTTAACAGCAGCATACTTTGCTTGTGCTATAGGTGCTCTGTCAAATCTATTTAATTCAAAAAAGAATTGTCTTGTACCTTCAGGCAAATCTCCTAAAAATGTTAAATCTTCATAGTATTTTACATATCTTTTAATTTTATCTTTTTTATCTTTATCATTTGGAAGTTTTTCTTGTAAGTAATTTATAAATTTTACATTTTTTTCTCTTCCTGAAATTGACTCTTTCATTATTTTTTTAGCTTCAGTTTCTATATCAGTTCTTTGCACATACTTTTCAGTTACTTCAATCCTTATATCTTTTTCAAAATCTTTATCTAATTCTTTACCATATGGGTTTGTTTCTTTAAATATTTTTCTTGAAAAAAATGATTTCTCTAAAGCATCCATATATTTATTACTTAAATCGTCTTTTTCCTTTTCTTCCATTCCAACCATTTGTCTTTTTATTGCAGTTAAACCTAATTCGGTCCACATATTTCCTGATGTTAATAATTTTTGTGAAGCAATTTTTAGTGCTTGTGGTTTTAATCCTGTGCCATCTCCACTAAATTCTGAAACTAATCTTGCTGTTTTATTGTCTGATAATTCTAACCATATAGGATCTATGTCAGGATAATGTTTTTTAACATCAGATATCATTTTATCACCTGTCCAAACACTTTTCTTTCTCCAAAAATCATAGTCAATCATATAAGTTAATGCAGCATTTACTCCAGGTACATTTATTAATTGATGAATAGGGTTAAATTGACTTGATACAGTGTGAAAGTTATCTATTAACCTTTTCTTTGGATTTTTACCTGTTAAATATCGTTCACTTGCTGCTTCAAACAAATTAATTAAAGGTGCAGAAGTTTTTTCTTTAGGTATTGCTATATAATAATGTCTTCTATTACCTTGTTCATCTTTATAAGACAAGCCTGTTGTTATAATAAAATTATTATTTTTTTGATAATCAGGTATTTCATCAAAAGCATCTGGATTTATAAGTCTATTGTAATTTGTTAAAGCTATTGTTCCTGCAGTTAATTGACCCATTTGATATACAAATGTTGCAGGAGATTCTTTTGCTGCTCTTGATAAATTCCTTAAACCTAACATTGCTACATTAAAATAAGGCACAGCAGCATCAACATTTTTTGCCCATGTTCCACCCTGGCTAAAGTCCATATAATTTCTAGCTGCATATGTTGATTCTAATGATGATAAACCATTTCTAATACCCTGCTCTCTTATAGCCAATCTATTTAAAATTTCTGACTTTTCATTTAAAAAAGAAAGTGCTTCTACTGCCATATTCCAAGTCTTATTTTTTGATGTTTTTATGCCTTTTATTCCATATTGTGCTTGGAACTCCATTCCTCCACCTTCCATAATATAATCTCTATATCTTCCTTTGTTTAAAAAGGCATCAGGTGCTACTTTAATAAGATTTCTAACTTTTTGTGCTGCAGCTACTGGTCCATGTATAGAATATATAGGTTTGCCTGATAAATCTTTAGCCACTAAAAAATCAAATATTGAATCTCTTATTATATTACTTACAGCAAATTCTGGGTTTACACCTGTTGCAAATGTTTTTAATACATTTGCACCTGTGTATGTTCTTACTTTATCTAAAGTAGTCCTGCTCATCGGTGTATCTAAAAATTCTTTTGCAAATTCTTTTTTCATGTATAAATTTTCAGTTTTACCATCCAATTTAAATTCCATCTCTACATATCCCTCAGGTTTTGGTTTTGCTCCTTTAGTTTGCATTTTACCACCACCAGGCAAATCTATACTTTTAGTACCCCTAATTGTAAATATTCCATTATTAGGATCAGATTTAGCAATATCATAAAAAGATTTCATCATTTTATTTTGACTAATTATACCTTCTGTTCTTAATACAGTATCATTTAAAAGACTCATAACATCATTATTTAAAGATTCTAAAGAGCCTTCTTTTAATGCTTCTATACCACTTGAAGTTTTTTTATAATTTTTACCATCTATGTCATAAGAACTTTGTTTATCTATTTTAGAGATAAAATCTCTTTTTATATAATCTACTTTTGATAAACTTTCATATTGCTTTTTATCTATAATACCTTCTTTGTATAATTTATCTAATTGTTTCTTTGTAGTTTCAAAAACATTTTTTGCTATAGGTTCTAATTCTTTTAATAATTTTTTAGGAATATTTTTATTTATCCAAGCTTGTCCTTTACCACCAGTAACAGGACTTTTAATTCCTCTATAAGATTCTATAGCTTGTGTTCTTCTTATTTGAACTAACTGATTTAATAAATCTACAACATATGATGCATTACCCTTATTTTTGTTAATTAATTTTCCTGTTTTAGGGTCTTTAGCATTTTGCCATTCTTTAAAATGATTTTTATTATATACATATTCTATGTTTTTTCTTAAAAAATCTAATTTAGGGAATATAGTTTTTTCTACATCCTTCATAATTAACCTAGATCTAGAGTCTGATCCTGCCCTTAAATCCATGTGCATTACAGCTTCTCTTCCTTGTTCAGTTTTTAAAAGCTGCTTTCTTACATTTCCTGTTCTGTCAAACCACCTTGTTCTTGCTGTTTGTATTTTTTTACTATAAAATTCTTTTGTTAAATATTTTTTCATATTATTTAACAAAGATTGGTTCACTGGCGAAGAATCTTTTAAATCTATTTTTTGTTGTTGAAATCTTTTTTCTGCATCATTTGCCATTTTATCTTGATTTTTAGGATCATAAAAATCTTGTACATTTTTAATAGATTCAGGCAATGCTGTTTCACTTGCTTTTACTGGTGGTTTTGCTGTGTATGGAACAACTTGTCTACCTTGTGGTAGATTTGTAATTGACACCAATCCACTTTCTCTTTTGCTTAAAGGTGTTCCTGCCTTAGCTTCTGGTTTCATTCTTAATTGTAATTGCTCTTGAAAATATGATGGAAAGCTTCTAGATAATTGTGCAGTAGACATTTTAGGATTTGCTTTTATATGTGCTTCAACTATAGCAGGAATCATAGAATCTAAAGGTGCCAATCCTCTTTCTTTAACTTTTAATTTATAATACATATTTTCTAATTTAGGATATAAATTATTTGATTTTAAATTTCTTATTAATGCATTTTTAGCATTTATTGCAGTAGTTTTAGCAGCTTTTGGTGCTTTCATAACTACTTTTTTCCCTGTTTTTAAAGTGCTTTTCATTAAAAAAGGTGCAAATATATACTCTACTGGCATGTCTCTAACTTTTTTTGTAGCTATTTCTTTTCTTTTTATAGCATCTTTATCACCCATAGCTATTAAAGCATTTTCAAACTGATTTAATCCTTGTGATGTAAATAAATCATTAACCATCATTGTATTGTCTTTTATCATATACTCTATTAAATGCCATGCTTTCTCTGCATTACCTAGTGCACCTAAAGTACCCACTCCTAATCCTGCTTCTACTAGATCTTTGCCAAAAATAGCACTGTATGTTGGCAATTTAGCTAAACCTTCAGCTATGTTAATTAAAATTTCATCTGATGAATCAATTGAAGGATCTCTATACTGACTAAAGTAGTCAACAATAGGTTGCAATGCTTCTTGACTATTTGTATATGTATTGCCACCTTTTAACATTAAAGTATTATCTATTGTCTCTTTTAATGATTGATTGTATATATTCCAACTTTCAGAAAAAGCTTCAATGGCATTTGGAGGTTGGTCTTTAAGCACAGAACTTTTTCTATACTCTCTACCTATACTATCCATTTGATTTTTAAAATCTACTTTTAGTGTTGATGGAGATTCTGTATTTTCTACAAAACCTGCCAATTCTCCTTCTTGAGATGCAGATATTAAATCTTCTAAAGAAGACCTGTTTTTCAAACTATATTTTAATTCATTATTTAATTTATTTAATTTTTGATCTTTATAGTCTAACATAGGCTTATCTTCTCTATTAACACCATCTGAGTAATTTACATTAACAGCCATGCTGTCACCTTTAGACTCAGCAAGTATTACAGCTAGTGCCATTGCTTGTTGTTCCTCACCTTCAAAATTATCAAAAATATGTTGAAGGGTATCATCACCAATGTTATATTGTTTTGCAACTGTATCTATACCATCAACATTTATCATATCCATAAATTGTGTATGCATATTTTTTTTAACAGTTGTCCAGGTTTCCCATCCTTCAGGATTATAATTTTTATCTGTTCCCCCTTTAGCAATAGAGGACATTAACTGTACTTGTTCTTTAGTATCTATTACATCCTTTACATCTTTATTCAAAATTTCTTGAGATAAACCATTCCAAGTTTTATCATTTACTTGTGCTAAACCATAGTCAGTAGACAAAGTATCTGGTGTTGATGTTTTTAATCTTGCATTTGGAAATTGACTTAAAAATAAATCTTTATCTGATTGTATAATAGGAAATGATCCTTCTCCCTCTACTTCATAATTTAAATATTCTAAAGCTTCAGGAAATGCTTGTTTAAATTCTTTTATTTCACTATTTGCTATAGAAAATTTTTCTAATTCCTCTCCTGTATTAGGATCTGGTATGTAAAAATTAGTTGTATCTTTTGCCATAATTATTTATTTTTATATTTATTTCTAAAATAATCTCTGTCTTTAACTACACCTGATTGATTAGTATTTACACTTGAATTAGGCATACTCAATTCTGTGTTTATTTGATTTATGTTTTCTTTTGCTTTGTTAATATGTTTAAATAGTTTATTGTATATTTGAATTTTTAATTGTTGTTCCCCACTATCTTCCATACCTTCTACAAAACTTGTTCCAGAAATAAGTCCTGGAAATTTATCAAAATATCTATTTCCATCTTCGTCAGATGTCCACATCCCACCTTCTTGTAATATTTTTTTATGCAATCCACTATTAATTACAAATTTATATAAATTATCACGAATAGTTTCAATATCTTTAGTGCCAATATTTTTCCAACTTACAGAATTAGTTGCTGTATCAAAATCATATACTAAATCATCATTTAGACTATCTTCTAAATTTTTATAACTATTTTCGCCTGTTGTTTTTTTTAATGTTTCCAATTCATCTTCATCACCTACTATAGTTTTAATATCATCTAATATATTTCCATAATTTCTATTTGCAGCTCTCCAATACTTTCTATTGTTTTTATTGTCTACATTAAATTTTTTTATATCTGGAGGTATGTTTCCTAAATTCATTTCGTCTGTGATTTCTGTATCCTCTTTATCTTGATATCTATCGTAGAAAGTTTGCCATTTATTTAATTCTTTAGTTCCCCATGTTTGCATATTTGCATCTCTGTAATCTAATAGTTGTTTACTAGTCATATTTTCTTTATTAGCAAATACTATTAAATTTTTATATTCTGGTCTAGATAATTGTCCTACATATTGTTTTTGTTGAGCCATAGACATTTTTTTAAATCTATCATCATTTAATAATTTTTTACCTTCTTCTCCACCTACAGCAAAAAAAATATCACTTTGATGTTTTCTTTTTGCCATTTCATTTTGAAACTTAACAGGGTCTATTCTGTGTCTTACCTGCCAAAATTCTAAATCTTTTTGTGTGGGAGCAATCTGATTAGTAACATTGCTTACATCATTTTGATTTTTAGGAATTTCTAAATTTTCATTCATTCCTTGTTGCAATTGTTCTTCTGGTGTAGCCATATTATCCTCCCATACCTTCTTTTATTATTTGATAATTTTCTCTTGCCCATGCAGAAAATTCATTGACTTTATTTAAATCTCCTGTAGGGTCACCTTTTATTTTTATGTAAGATTTTAAAACCTCATCCCAAACTTCAGGCTTTCCTGTCAAACCAACTCCAGTATTTGTCTCACTGTAATCTACACTTTCAAAAACACTTCTTGCATCTTTAGATAACCCTTGCCATTGTTTCTTAAATTCTAATCTTTCCTTTGGATTTAAATCTATAGATTTTTCTACTTTAGCCTTAGCTTCATCAAAACCCTCTGTTTTAAAGCCTGTTACATATTCTTTTTTAGATGATTGTGTATTTTGTGTTTTTTCATCTAATTTGTCTTCTTTTTGTTCAGTTATTGTTTCCATTGATAATGAAGCAGTTGGCGAGACTGCTTCACTACCTTGTTGTGCGACTTCTGAGGATGTTGAGGAAGGGTTTTGTGTTGTTATATTTTGTATATTTTCATTCAAATCTGTTACTTCTGATGTTAAGTTTGATAAATTATTAAAATCAACATTTTCTGCAGAATTTGTTTTAATTAATTCATTATCTCCAGGTGCCATCCCTGTCAAAAATATATCTGCATATGGATCATTTATTACAGTTTTTGCCAAACCTTGATCCATGCTACTATAAAACTTTTCATTTTTATTTAAATGATATTGAGATACTTTTTGTATATCTTGTGGTGAATAATTTTGATCTAAAAAAGATTGTACTTGATCATTACCTAAAATTGATCTCGCAGAGCTCAATGCTGCTTGATTTTGTATGCCCATTGTGGCTACATTTGCAACACCCCCTATGAATGCACCTTTTAAATTTGTATCATATTGTCTCATTGCTTGGTTATATGCTTGTGCTGATCTTTCTCTTTCCATTTCTATTTGACTAGAAACTTTCATAGCTTCTCTGCCTAGCTGTTGATTAGCTACATTTTGTGCAGAAGCAGCTCTTTCTGTAGCTCCTGCTAATGCTTCTTGTGTTCCTTGACTAGCTGTTAGCCTTTGTTGTGCTTCAATACCTGAACCTGCTAAACCTGATCTTTGTACATTGTAACCTATTTGCTGTTGTTGTTGTCTAGATTGTGCAC